GCGTTGCTTCCTGATCTTCTCTGTAGCTCTGCACCAGCAGACGCGGCTGAGGGGTCGGCAGCGTCGTTACTGCAGATGCGGCATCAACCGATCGGTGCCCAGTGTCATCCTCGAACTTGATCAGATAGGTGCCACTGAGCAGCGGAACCTGTTTCTGCGTCTGGCTGCCAGCTGCTGCTGCGACGATCTCCTGCGAGTCCTGCCACAGCGCCCCAGTCATTGCTGGGCTGTGACGGATCAATACCTTGCCGCCGAGCAGCACATCGAGATCCGTTGCTCGTGTCCAGCTCAGGATCGCGCTGGCCTGATCAATAGGGATCAGGCTGATTCCGGCCGGTGTTTCTGGTGCGGCAGTCTTGCCCTGCGCCTCAAACAGCGGAATTTCGGCCGCTGCAGTTGACGACCGAAGATTGGCCTTGTTTACCGAAAAAACCTTAATGCTATAGCTGCCAGATTGCGAATTGAGAATTTCGTAGTCTGGGCCTGGCGTCGAAATGCTGGACCAGTTGCCATCTTCATAGCGCCATAACACGCGATACTCGCCAATGCCGACTACGGGCTGCCATCTAACGATGATTTTTGAGCTAGCCCTGCCGTTGCTTTCATATAAAACCTCTTCGGCAGAGATTTTTGCCGGCGGATCGGGAATGACGGTGAGCGGCGATGTATTGCGCGGCTCAAGATTCAATCCCTGCTCAACGTGCGCATATTTCGATGCGTCATAGGAGATCGCGGAAATTGCATACTTGACGCCATCTTCTTCTTTTGTCCCGAGCACGCGCCAAGTGCTTGGCTGCAGATCAGGAGTTTCGTAGATCCAGATACTGTTTGCGTTGGGGACGGCGCTGAACGGCGACGATACGGTGATCGCTCCGGCCGCGATACCAGAGACCGGCTGTTGCTCTGCTACTCCGTTTGGCAGGATGACGGATAGCATTGCGCCTGCGGCATAAGTTAGACCATTGGCATTGTCAACTGTGACTATTGTTGATGTAGCGGCTTTTATGCGACCACTGCGACGATTTACAGAGCGAAGCGTGTCAGATATAGCGATAATGTGCCCAGGCCGCACAATGACACCAGCCTCAATTCCTACCGAAAACGAGACGATTTCGCCTTCGTTCCATTCAGAGTAGAGGATCCACTCACCTACACGCCGGGCTTGGCCCCTGCTCGTGCAGGCAAATCCGTCCATCTCGCGAGTGACGGCACCATAAAGGGCGACGCGCTCCTGGTCTTCTACGGATTCGTAAGCAATGTCCCTGGTCTTAATGTCAAACCAAGAAACAAGCACAACGGTTGGCCGATTCTTCAGGCCGCTGCTGGAGTAGTCGAAGATTCCATCTACTACATTCGCATTGCTGAACAGATAAACTGGATTAGACGGCGCATCCTGTCCGATTGTTATAGAGCCCGCTCCCCAGAACGGCATGGCCCGGAAAACTGACGCCATGTTATTGATAAGGGTGTAGGCTTCCTCCGGTGTCTGAATGTTGACATTGCAGGAAAAGCGTGGCTCTTTGCCTCCATAGCCGTCGTCTACAAGCTCAGCGCAATACTGACTCGCTGTATAAAAAGCGAATTTATCGAGACGACTTGTGTTGCCATTGAAGCTCGCCTTTTCTGCTGGCGTTAAGATTTGGCTGCCAAACCCGTAGCGCGACGTAAGTAAATCCCATAAGCACCATGCTGGGTCATTCGTCCACTGCTTTGCAGCAAACGTACCATTCCACAAGCCAGAGTAGATTAGCCTACCAGTCGCTGCCTCAACAGTCGCATTGGCTGGGATATGTATCTTGATGCCGCGTATATGGTAGGCGCGAGACGGAATGTTGCTGAACTGCTGCGCGTCGATGCGCCAGGCGATGAGCGCAGAGTTTGGGTAGCGCAGTCGAGCTCGTGTGACCTCCGTATAGCTCGACCAGGCGAAGTCGTTTGTTAATCTTGAGCTAGTGCTATCAGCTGTAACACGAACAACACGGATCTCGACCGGGAAATCCCCGCTCAGCTCTATAAGGTAATCTCGCTGATATAGATCAGCAGTTCGGCCGCTGATCGTATTATCAACTTTTATGTTAAATCCAGCTCCGTTGTACTGGGTCAGAATCTGCAGGCGAACTGAGGCGCCCCCTACGTCGCCCTTATCCGAGAAATACTGAAGCGCTGGCACTGAGATCGTCACGCGCACGGCGTCAACTGTGCGATCAGTGATTGTGCGCGTAACTGGTGAATCCTTCCTAACAGTCACGCCGACTGGGACTGTATTCTGCGCATCGGGAGCGAATGGCACTGCCTCCTGGCTTTGCGTGCCATTGCGCGTCGCTATCTCTGCGTTCTTGAAGTTATAGGTCCCATCTTTGTTTTGAAACTGGGTATCCTCTAGGTAGATGGACTTGTGGCCATCGACCAGTCCCTCAATCTCACCTTCACTGATTAAGTCAATAATAGTCGCATATTGTGTTGAATCAAGGCTATCCGGCTCTTCAGACGGAACATACTGCTGCGCCGGTGCGCCGCCCTTGCCACCTCCTCCACCGCCAGCACCGATCAGAAGAGTCATGCCTTCACCTGCACAGTGTCGATACCACCAGAGACAACCACGCTACCTACGATCATTTCACCGTAGACGATCGGCACCGGCAAGCCTTGGCGTGATGATTGCTGCAACCCGGTGAAGCTATAGCTCCGACGCGGATCATCCTGAGAATCCGTGCCAGCAAAGTTGAGTTGAGGCGCTGGTGTCAATAACTGGGCCACCCCCTGCAAGACGAGAGTTGCGCCGATTCCAAACAGAGCCTGACTGCCGGCAGCCTTGAGGCCAATGCCAGCAAAAATAGATCCGGTGCCGAAATTAACAAATGAGAGTGCGACCAACGCAATTCCCGCGATAATCTTGCCAGCGCTCCCGCCGGCGCCCATGATAACAGGGGTTATTTTGATGTCCTGCTCACCGGCTGGATGGTGTAATTCGTCTTGATCTAAATGGTACTTTCCTGCGCTAACCCTATAATGGCCTTGTGCCATTACGGGCTCTAGCCCAGGGAAGTTGGCCAGCAGAAATCGCACGCCCTCGGCGGCAGATGCCACGTCTGCCTCGAACACGCGCTGACCCAGCACCTTTGCCAGCTTGCCGTAGACGCGGATCTTGCGTAGCATCACCCCAGTCGCAGCCTTCCTGCATCTTAATCAGGAAGCCAGGAGTCCTCCGGGTCGTTTCTGTTTCAGTATTTCTTGATGTAGGGCAGCTCCGATGAGCCTACCAAGCTCGGGGCCTTGTGCGTCGTCGCCCTGCACTCTAGATCCGGTGGCGTCGACAGAGACGTTGACGGTAATGTCACCCCCGCCGGCCCCGCTTGCATCAACGCCAAGGCGTCCGCCTGGGCCCCTGGTCAGCGGCATTACGGCCTCGGCTGCCTCGAACACGCGCTGACCCAGCACCTTTGCCAGCTTGCCGTAGACGCGGATCTTGCGTAGCATCACCCCAGTCGCAGCCTTCCTGCATCATAATGGCGCAGTCGGCGGCCGGTGCATCCCTGAAGCCAGCCGCCATAGACATCGCGACCACTCAGTCGATCACGCAAATGATGTAGAAGCAGCTGATCCCCTAGGTACACGCCACAGTGGTTGAGCCCTGTGCTACCGATGCTCATCAGCACAAAGTCACCGGGCTCTAGGCCCTCCTCGCATTCCAGCTCGCGAAATCCAGTATCGGCCCAGCAGCGATCGAACATCGGATCAGCCTCGAACTGCTGGAACGTCAGCGGCCTCTCCCAGTCGCGCAGTTGCAGGCCATGCTGCCTGTACCAGTCACGGGCCAGGGTCCAGCAGTCGGCCAACCCCCAGGCCCACTGGCGGCCGATCAGTGGGGCCTCGTAGCCGGTTGGCGGGAATGGGCCACCCCATGACTCCAGGACCGGGTTCACGATCCACCAGGGCACGTCCTGCTGTTCGATCGCGATCAGGTCGCCCTGGCTCGGCACTGGCAGCGTGGCCGGATGCGAGTGAACAACCGCCAAGATCTCCCCGGCATCCTCAGCCGCTGCGTAGTCGTCTGGGTGCAGGATGAACTGATCCGCTGGATTGTCGGCCATGTTGCGGCACGGCCTGTAATGCTCCCGGCCTTTGATCAGCACAACCAACCCGCAGGATTCGCGAGGGTGAGACTCCTTCGCGTGAATCAGCGCGTCATCCTGCCAGCGCTTCATGAGCCATATACTCCGATGCCTGGGAATCCGCCATAGGGCAGGCCGATAACGTTAGGGCTGCGGAATGTATAAATCGGGCTAGCAGTGAATGAGTATGTCGCGGATGAGTAAGAGGCTTTAGAGTAAAAGCTATACGTGCCAGACCCGGTGCCAGCGTAGTTGACGATGGCCAGTGCCGGCAAAATGACTGACACTGTTGACACAAACCTCCAAGACAAGATCTTTGTGTATTGATTGGCAGGCAAGCCCGGACCCTTCACCCATAGCTGCGAGCCAGTTGGTATCCCGTCAAGATTTGTAAGCTGAATAGCGTTGCCGCTTGTGGTCAAGTAAAACAATCC